TCATATTATAGACGAGGATATCAAAGTAATTTATTTAATATTAATACTTATAATTTAGATCCCACTGCGACATATGGTGTAATACTTGATTTAGTTGATAAATTAATGAATAAATTAATTAATGGTACATTAGTATATCATGATTATGTGGCTGAAATTGATGAAATTAATGAGCAATTAGGAGAAGATAATCCTATTTCCGTTACTAAAGAGGCTAAGGCTACTATTGATAGGATATTAATTAATACTGCTAGTGATTATGTTGAGTATGATTTAACAAAAGATGATGATGAAATGGATGATATGGAAGCTATTAATACTATAGAAGGGAATTGGCAATGATAATAACTAGATTTAAAGATATAGTAGATAGTATGCATAAATATACATTTCATATACTTGGTTGCGGAGCCATTGGGAGCTCCGTAGCCACTCAATTAGCTAGAAGTGGAGCTGAAAAGTTTGTATTATATGATATGGATAAAGTAGATGTAGAAAATATAGGGGTATCTCAATATCTTGAAGAAGATATAGGTAAAGATAAAGTATATGCATTAGCCGAGCAATTAAAATCTATTAATTTATCTACAAATATAACAACATGTTATGGGGAGTTTAGCTATGATTTATGGAGTCCTGATCTTCAAAAGAAAGATATAGTTATATTAGGATTTGATTCAATGTCTGCAAGGTTAGAAGCTGTAAGAATAGTATGTAATGATGCAAGCTTTAAACCTCTATTTATAATAGATGGTAGAATGGGAGCTGAACATTATCAACAATATACAATAAAGAACCCAACAGTTAGAGAATATAAAGGCACTTGGTATAGTGATGAAGAAGGTTCTACAGAGCCTTGCAATGCTAAAGCTACCAGTTATTGTTCTAATATGAGTGGAAGTTTTATAGTTAACACTATAAGAAAATTGATTACTAATCAACCATATCATAAAAAATTGAACTTTCATTTTCCAACCATGAATTTGGATAAAAGTAAAATGATAGTTTAATGACATGTCATATAGAGTGAGGGGTTTTTCTTGGACATGGTTAAGCCCCTCTCCTCCTAAATTTGGCTGGCATACCCAAAGCAAGAGTTTAGCTTAATCTGATAGAGAACCGATGCAATTGTATGCCAAAAATTTATATAAAAAAAGCTTGGTGAATTTAAATAAGTTACGTAAATTCTAATCCAATATTCAATAAAATGCCCTGTACGACGGGGTAATATGTGAATCTATATGGATGTAAACATTGATTTTTGATAGTGACTAAGATATTAATATATATATTAACTAATTTTTTTTAAACCTTGAGTTTTCCTATCTAGAAAGCTATGATTTGTTTATGAAAATTTTAAGTGCACAATATATTAACAATTAAGGGATCTATGTGTATTCATACGAGAATTAACAAGTTAACATCTAGCCGTTAAAAGCGGGATATAGTTATACGAACGCTATATGAAATAGTCCGAGAGGATCAACGAATATGGCTACAAGTCACAGGGCATTATATTCAAACAATAACGTAGGAGGGAAGTATGAAAACTTTATATTTTGATTTAGAGCATGGAAGTAAAACTTTAGGTTCTAAAGATGCAATAAAGACAATGTTTGGCTATCCTGTATTACATCCTTATACTTGGGATCAATTTCTCAAGATTATAGGTGGTATATACAAACAAGACAAAGTAGTAGTCACGCAAAAAATAGGAGACTTAGAAGTATCTCATGAAGATCAACAAGTCACCTTAAAAAATGGTACTATAGTTGACGCATTAGTAGTTGACACAGTATCAGAACTCTGTAAAAAATACCAAAGAAGTTTATGTGATAAAAATGGTGTCATGAAGCTTCAAGATTGGGGGAGGCTGAAAAACAAAATCGATACAGCCTTAGAGTTTATAACTAGGATACCAGGTATAGTTATCTGTACCTCTCATTCAAAAATGAGCACAATGGACGATGGAACAACTAAAATACAACCATATATAGATGGATCTAGTAAAGAAGACTTATCTAAATGGTTTGATTTTGTGTTCTACTCAAAAACTATTATCAATCCTAGTGGAAAGAGGGAATATATTTGGGTAACTGAAAGAAGTGAAATGTACAACGATGCTAAAGATCGAACAGGACTTCTAGATGCTCAAATACCTCAAGACTATCAATTGGTAATTGATGCTGCTAACAATAAAGGATTTGAAGGTGCTAAAATACTTATCATCGGATCTCCTGGTAGTGGTAAAACATATAGTCTACAAACTCTAAATAAGGAGGTGTCGAATGCGAACACTAACGATTAAAAAGAATAGTGGATCTAAATTTTCTCCAGGTTGGAAACAAGTGGAGATAATTAAAGCAGTATATGGGGACTATAATGGTACCAAATACGTAGATTGCTATTTCAAGGATTATCCTGACTCACTTAACCTAAGAATCTATGCTAAAGAGGGCGCAAATGGAGAGGAATTTGCTATAGGCAGATTATTCCGATTTGCAAATGCTGGCATAACTGAAGTGCTTAATGGTGCTAATGGTGAAAGTGTAGTTAAGATAGATGATAGTCCTGCTAGTTTAATTGGTAAACATATCAATGTATACTTTTACAAAGATGGAGAATACAGTAGAATATTATCTTCTGTAGCTCCAACTGAGTTTAAGAATGAGATTGAAGAGTTTTCAGATGATGATATTAGTTACTGGAAACAACAATCTGAAAAATATTACAAGAAATATGTCGTTAAAGACGAAGAAGATAGTGGAGAAGCAACATTTCCATTTACATCTAATACTGAGAATACTAGCGACGATAGTGATGGATTACCAATCTAATATCACATAAAGATCACTGACACCTATCATCAATTCCGAATCAGGAGAGGCGAGTCCGTGTAAGACAAGCTGTTGATAGGTGTTATATCAATTAAAGAAAGGAGAGAATATGTGGTTTTGTCAAACAGAAGAGGCTAAAATACAAGCAGAAACTTGTAACGATAAGAAATGTCCAGGATGTCGTAAATGTGTTTGGGTATCAGAATCAGCTAATGCAATGTTAAATCATGGAATAATAATAGAAAAAGAACATCCATTACTAAAGCTGATTATTGAAAAATTTAAAGGAACTAAAATAGAATAGGAGGAATCATGGCAGGATTGGCAAAACTAGGAGATAAATCAAGATCATCAAATGGTGGTAAAAATGCTAAAAAATCTAATAAACCAGATAGAAAAGAAAGCTTTCATGAAAGAGCTTATAGATTAAAAAAAGAATTACCTTGGCCTTTTAACACTTTGATAGATTTAAAGAATAAAAACAAGAAAGGAAAATGATATGATTAAAGAATTTGCTTTTGGATTGTCTAATAGATGTCATTTCCAAGAAGCATCAAGAGCTGGAGAATGGATGGGACTAGATAGGGATACATTTGTTTCTTTATATGATTATGATAATAATGTTATCAATTATGTACAAAAGAAAGGCAAATTAGCTGGGTATGATGGGCCTATATATATGCCTGATGAATTTATATTAGACGTAGATGGAACTAATCCAATAAATGCACGAAACAAATTATTGGGATTAATGATTATACTAGATGATGCAAATTTAGCATACAAAATATATTTTAGTGGTACTGGATTTCATGTTGGTATCCACTCATCAGCATTTAGATGGCAGCCATGTGATGATTTACATATTAAAGTCAAGAAAGAGTTAACGTCTAAAGGTATATTTGAATACGCTGATCCAGCTGTGACTGATAAAACTAGAATTATTAGACTAGTAAATACCAGAAATAGCAAATCCAATCTATGGAAAGTAGAAATAGATCCCATATTAAATATATTAGAGAAAGATGATAAAGATTTTGTTCGAGAAATAGAACAATACGCATCTAAACCTCAAAAAGTCTCTAATGATGATATAGAATGTAATGTAGTATTTGATGTATTAGGAGCAAGTCAGCCAACATCGCACACACTGACTGAGGAGCCTGTCCTATCAAAAGGAAGACAACCAGACCCAATGAACTATCCATGTATTCAAAGAATGTTGTATGGTTCTGTAATTGGAAGTAGACATCTGGTAGCTTTAAGATTAGCTGCTTGGATGAGATGGTTATATCCAGAAGATACTGTTAGATTGTTAATGAATGACTGGAGAAAAAGAGTAGACAATCCAGACAAACCTTTTAAACAAAAAGAAATAGATACAATTATTGATAATTGTTATGATGGTCACGATGGTAGTGGCTATAGATATGGATGTCATGATATAGTTATGGATAAACATTGTCAAAATACTTGCAGATTGTTTAAATCTAAAAAATCACAAAATACAATGAATGCTGAAATGATGGAAAAAGAAATGATTGAATTTTATAAAAGAAATTTAAATCCAATTAATTTTAGTGAAATCTATAATAATTGCAATTTCCCTGTCTATCCAGGTGAAGTTGTTATCTTACAGGCTCCTCCAGCTTCTATGAAAACAATGTTATTACAAAATCTAATGGTTCTATTTAAACGTCCCACTTATTTTATAGAGATGGAAATGTCTCCAAGACAAATATGGTCTAGATTTGCTATGATAGATAAAGGTTGGACAGAAGAACAATTAATAGCGCATTATAAAGAATATAATAATGGTTTAAGCCAAAGTTTTGATTGGTTAACTGTAGACTTTGCATCGCTATATACGCATGAATTAGAAAAAAGAATAACTACCCTACCTGTTAAGCCAGAAATAGTAGTTGTTGACCATATGGGCCTATTTAGGAGCAAACAGCGTGATCATAACATGAAAGTTGAGGAAGCTTCACAGGCTTTGATGGAATTAGCAGTAAAACATCAAGTAATAGTATTTACAGTTAGTGAGATCAGTAAACAAGCTATGGTAGAAGGTATGAATATAGCATCTTCCAGAGGTTCTTTCAGAGTTGCTTATAATGCAAATAAGATATTATCATTAAAACCTTTCAAAAATGATCAAGGTGAAATTAAAATGTTGCAGCTTGTAAGCGATAAGAATAGAGAACGTGAAACTTTAAACATAAAACTAGGAATAGATAATGTAAGGATGGTTCCGTATGAAGAATAAAGAGGTAATAAGATGAACTTAGATAAAAACTGTTGTAAAAAAGTAGCAGCTGCATTTGGTGAATGGCAATATGCTGTTGAAGATGCTATGGAAGATGTAAACAAGGTATTAAATGTATATCTGGAAACTGAACAAAAACACTATGAAGAAGATAAAAGAGATGATCATATATACTTGACATTAAGTAAATTACGAGAATTTCATGATATGGTAGGAGTATGGAATGAAGAGTAAAGAAATGATAGAGTTAATGAATACAATATTTGATTCAATCCTTAAGATGCATAAAGAAGGACAAAAAGAATATGCTCATGATGAAGATAATGTATTCGCTAACTTTGATAGAATAGCAGATCAAACAGGATCAGATAGAAAGTTTGTCTTGTGGGTATATCTTATGAAACATGTTGATGGAATAGCTGCATATATAAATGGACATAAATCACAAAGAGAAGACGTAAGGGGCAGAATAACAGATGCTCTTGTGTATTTAATCATATTATGGGGCATGATCAATAAAGATGAAGGTATTAACTAATGAGAGCTACTGAATTTATGCATTTTATAAATATAGATTCAAAAGATCTAAAACTAGGGCATAATTTAAGAGGTGATTCATATACTCATATGACTATAAGAATGAAAATTAAACGAGCTAGATATGAGCATCAATTAGAACTTAGAAAAGAAGAAAAGGAGCTATTAAAATGGCAAAAGAAAAAGTAAAAAAAGATGTAACCCCCGTTACACAAAAAAACCAAGTTACTACATTTGATAAGAATGTATTCAAAGAAAACCTTAAAAAGCATGACGCACAAATAAATCATTTAAAGAAAGAGCTAGCAGATAACTTAGACGAAATATATAAAGAGTTGCATAAAATAAGAGACAGAGTAAATAGAGCTATGAAACGTCTAGGATTGGAAGGTTTTTAATGTATTATAATACTAATAATGAAACAGAGGGAACTTTACAAAATAGTAGACAAAATTCTGATAGGCAACAAGATATCATTTACAGAGTTTTTGAAGCTAACCCTAACATGACCCTTACTCCATTCGAAATCGAGGCTGCAACAGGCCAAAATTGGCCAATAACTAGTATAAGAAGAGCTATTACAGATCTAACTTCTGAAGGTAAGCTAGAAAAGACAGATGAAAAGCGAATGGGGCCGTATGGAAAGCAAACATATTGTTGGAAATATATATCATGATTGAGGATTTAATTAAACTCAAACAACATGTTGATTCTATGATAGAAACATATAAGGATCTACATCCAGACGAAAGTGATGATATGAGGGTGCAGAAAATTAATGTAAAATATGAAAAACAAATGGCTCTAAAAAGAGTACGGGAGGGATATTATGAAGGCACGTTCCGCAAAGAACAAGGGAAGAAAACTGCAGAACCTAGTAAGGGATCGGATTCGCTCTGTGTATATGGAGACTCTTGAGACGAATGATATTGAATCCCAAGTTATGGGTATGAGTGGAGAAGATATAGTATTATCGCCAGCAGCTAAGAAAGTTATACCCTATAGCTTTGAATGTAAAAATCAAGAAAGATTAAATCTATGGAAATCTTTAGAACAAGCAGAATCTAATTGTGAAGACAGGCAACCTGTATTAATCTTTAAACGTAACAGATCTAAAATCTATGCAACACTAGACTTTGATCACTTTATAGAGCTCTTAAAAGAAATGCTTGAATTAGAAATTAAATTAAAGGAGATTTAATGAAGGAAAATGATTTGATAGGATGTGATATAAGAAAGGGGTTTTCATATATATGGATATTTCCATTTGCAATTACATTTATGAAAAACGAACTAATAGGAATAGGAATAGAATTAACAATATGGAGATTCAATATGAAAGTTTGTCTGCGAGTAGACGATAGTTTTTAGTCTGCTCGTCGTCCATAGGGTGTAGTTCCCCTTTCGGCTACACCCGCCTCCTTTATAAGCCCCCTAGAGCTTCCTTTCTTGCAAATAATCTTTCTAACTCATCAATAGGAGATCTTCCAGCTAATCTAGTTTTCTTTCTTGCTAGAGATGAACGAGTAATTGCTCTGCTTTTAGCTTCTTTAAATGTCCCTGGTATATACTTATTAACAAATGTTCTGCCGCCTTTAGTATATGTACTAGGCCATGCAGAAAAAGAATGTCGTAATATGTCCCATCCTCTTCCATCCCTAATGGCTGGTATAGTTTTATTGGCCATAAATCCAAAGAAAGTTCCCATTCTATTCCAATAAGCTCTATCTTTAGCTTCGCCTTCTTCTGACTCTAATAAATGATCATATCCAAATAAAATCCTTCCAATTTCATCATCAGGCATCTTAGCTACTCCAGTTTGCATAAGAACAAAAGCAAGATCATCAGGTAAAGGGCCAGTAAATTCAGACAATATTCCATAATGTCCTCTAGCACCCTCTTTCAATGTTCCGTCATCATTCATATCTTCTGGATCAGGACCAGCAATTTCACGCTTCACATCTGCAAGACGATTTAAAGGGTCATTTTCAATTACTCTATTTAAATCTGTATTCAAACCAACAGATAATACTTGTAAAAATCCAAAAAATGCTGCATATTTAGCAAGATACTTCATTTCAGGTGAATCCCATTGAGTATGACCATACCACATTCCAGCTCCAAGGCCATGTAGGGCCCCTTCAATCTGTTTATACTGCATATCTAATATAAACATAGGATAATGCAATAATCCTGTACCTAAAGACGTAAGAGAAGTTGCCCCTACTTCTATTTTATTAATTAATTCACCATTAACATTAACCTTTCCAGGTACACCAGTCAATATTCTAGATTTAGCATGTAACGCATACTCACCAGCAAATTTATTTACTGACCACAAAGCAGCATTAGCAGCTTGTCTAGCTAAATGATTACTTTTCCAATTGCCTGCATTTAATTTTTGTCCCCCATGTTTAGCCCAATAATCTGATTGTCCTCTAAACACCTCTAAAGCATCCACTAATCCCATTCTAAACATCCATTTACGTGTAAAGTTCTCACCTATTCTATGAAATACTAAAGCTTTATTTACACCCCAATTCTGTGTTTTTTCAAATAATTTCCAAGTATTCGAAGATGTGTCTTTAGATTCTATCTGACCAGTAGATGGATTAAATCTGAAATCTAATCTCTCTTCACCTTCCTTTGTAAGCAATCCTTGAGTTACTAATTCTGTTCCTATCTCACCAAAACCAAAACCCTGTTCTTTCTCTATAGCATTAACCAATTCCTTAATAGAAGTATTGCTATATACACCGCTATTATAAAGCCCTAAAGAGTTTTTAATACGAGATCTCCCCATATTTACTAAGAAAAAGTGAGCTCCACCAATATTTCGCACAGCTCCTGGTATACCAAATCCCATTGCTTTTAATGTTTCAGCAACCTTTAAAGTTCTAACAGTTTTATTTAACCAAGCAGGTCTATTTGCTAATCCTTTAGTAGCAAGAGTATATTCATCATGTACATAATCTCCTAATCCTTTCACCCATTCAGCTGTTATTTCAGGTTTAGCCATAATTTTTAATACTTTTTGATATTCAGTTGCAATAGTATTTAATTTATTAAACTGTATTGCTTGTGCTCCATAAGTCTCAAGAATAAAGAATGGATTTTTAGAAAAGTCTCTCTCTACTAAAGTATTTCTTGCTTTCACATTTGCAGGAGGATCCAATTTAACCATAGTATCCATATCTCGTGCCAAACTATGAATTAAATCACCTATTCTTAAATTATTCTCTTCTGATAATATTTTATTAGCCCTGGATTTTAATTCCATTACCTCTGAAACTGCTACACTAGGAAAATAACCCCCTTCTTTAATGCTTACTTCCATTCTTTTTATAGCTCCTTTAATAGATTTATTAAAAGATTTTAAATATGGAGTGTATACTTCTGCTTCTTTATTTTTATTATATGGCTTACCTGTACTTTGTATCCAAAAAGCGTCTCTCAATTTCCGTAAAGCATTAACATTCACCCCTCCAAGGTCACTTAATAATGATCTGGCTGTTTCAACAGCTCTTACTAAGTTACCATTATATGCCTTACCAACTCTTCCTGCTTCAGCTTCTAATCTTTCTCCAGGTAAATCTGCTATACCTTCTTTAATTTTCTTTTGAAATCCTACGTTATTTACATTCATTAAATTAATAAAATCACGTATCAATCTACCTTCTTGTGATTTAATAATCTCATCTACTTCTGCTGCATGTTTCATTCTTTCTTGGGGATCATTAGCGGTTCTTTGATTATTTTCCCTTTTCATAATTTCATTAAAAGTTTTAATACCAATAAACCCTGTTTCAACACCTTCTTCTATAAATGCAAGCCTCATACTTTTACTGATAGTTCTACTTTTATCAGATTGATTAACCATTTGGTTTCTTTCAAAGTTTTTAACAAGATCAAGCTCTTTATAAAACCCTTTAGTTATAGGACTCTTTTCTAATATTGCTCTTGGTATTTTAACTAAAGATTGCAAATATCCAAATTTTTTACCAACCTGTCTTTCATGTTGATCTATTCTCATTTTAACTCTAGCAATTTGACTTGGTTTTAATATAAAAGAATCATCTAAATCTAAAGATTCATTAGTGTCTCTAATAAAATCTCTTAATGCCCTAATAGCTATATCATCTTGCTCAAGTGATTTGATTTTACCAAATATTTCTGTTGTAAGTTTCTTAGAATTAAAATGTTCAACTAAATCATCTAATCTTTCTCTATGAGAAAGTATCTCTCCAGAAACAACGCCTTCACACCCACTGGCAGTTAATGCAAATCCTGCACCCATTATATCCCCTTTCTATTCTGGACAACCATCTCGTTTATTCTTTTTCTTTCTTCTAAATATAACCTTACTTTTCTTACCTTTGGTACCTGTATTCTTTAATGTATAATTTACACCTTCATATGAATCAGTTTTTAATATGTTAGCTATTTCTGGAGGCATAAAATCCCAATCATCAAATAAATATTTAATTATTTCAGCACTTTCTCCTAATTTCTCAAAGGCATTAGAAGAAATATCATTAGCAATAGAGTGATTCTTTATTAATCTATAAAAAGCATCATTATCAGGCCTTACTCCTTGCATTTTCTTAACTGCTTCTCTTTGATATTCTAAAATAGATTCAAGTTCTTTAGGCATCTCTACCGTACCATCATGATTCTGAGTAAAATATCCTTTATTCTTCATATATTGCAAAGATGTTCTGAATAAATTGCTATTTAAAGATAAATAAGGTAAATGTAAATTATCAACCTCAACATATTCACCTGGAACAGCTCTTGGTTTTACAATAAGTTTAATTAATTCTATATCTCTAAGCATAAGCTGCTCTTCGTTCAATTGAGTTCTTGATTTTGGATTCCATGTTTCTAAAAAAGTTTCCAATTCCATTTGGTCTCTGTCACCAGCAAATTCAAAAGCTTTATTTTTCTGAGCTGGAGTTTCAATTAACGCTTTTCTAGCCATAGTATAATCTGCATTAATCGTCTTTTGTAATTCATATAAATCATCATAAAATTCTATTCTTCTATTTTTATTAGGAATAATATTTTCTACATTGGTTGTCATATCAATTGCTTCATGCAATGCTATAGCTTCCAAAGATTCTTTATCCCCTATATATTTTCTTACTAATGGATTTTTCACTTCAATATAAGTACGTCCTTTAAAGAATGTTTTATAATCACCATTAGAAGCTTTGCCAACATACTCCAATTGATTTAAATTTAACTCAGAAACTGCTTTAGCATCTAAATGTTCTCCTTTAATGCTATATATATGAACAGCTTTACCTATATGTTTTGCATTATAAGACCTTTTCTTCAATTTAGTTGTGTTAATAATATTAACCTTAACCTTAGGGTCAATCAATTCTTTCATCGCCATTTTATCTAATATCTGTAAAGTACTTTCAATATCTGCTAACTTATTTAACACTACACTCTTTTCATATTCATTGATTTTGCCCTTAAATCCCTCCATTTTAGCAATTTCTACCTTTAATCGACCAGCATCCCTTCCTAATAAATGATGTGCCACAGAACGCATTTCTTTATTATGCCAATTTAATGTACCTTTCTTTTTATCCTTAACTGGCAAACCTACTCTAAAATAATCTTCTGCAGTTTCTAATTCTTCACTCATTCTAGTAGACGGTTCTACATTTGGAAAAAATGAACGATACATTGTAACTCTATTTAACAAATTACCAGTTCTATTAATAAAATCAGCTAATGATACATCTTTATTTGCTTCTAACATATCGCCATAATAATCCTTATCTCTCAATATACCTCTTTTAGCTATTTCATTTAGTAATAGCCCTGAATCATCTGTTTCTATAAGAGCTGGAATTTTACCCTTTTTCAGTGACTTGGTAGCATTAATATATCTGCCACCTTCTCTTACTCCTTGCTCAATAGTAATAAATTTATGATTAGGAGATTTAACTTTACCTCTCATAACATCCCCAATAAATTCTTTGATTCTACTAGCATCTTGAACAGCTTCTGCAGATTTATAATCTTTATAAAATGTATTAAGTATTGCTTGTTGCATAGATAAATTGCCAGTATATTTTCTAAATAATCTAGCAACTAGATATTCATTAGGATTAGACAAAAATGATTTCATTTCATTATGAACAGACTTAACATAAAAATCAGATGGTGTAAATTGACCTCCATCATTAAACGGATCACTAAACATAGATGATGAACGTTTTAATACATTCAATACCATATTTTGAATATCACGATTTAAATTTCTTTCAACAACATCTATTTTAGAAGGAGCAGTATCAGAAGAAAGTTGTCTAAATTTAGCACTATTAGTAACAACCCCTCTAAAATTAATACCAAGTTTTTGTTGTATCTCTTTAGGCACATCTCCATTCAGTAATGCACCTCTCATATGAGCAGCTATATCAGTTCCACCACCCCATATATCAACACTATTTTGATTAATAAGTCCCATTTGAATCATAACTTCATAAGGTCTGCTGCCTATAATATTTTTTAATCCATCAATATCAGTAAGGTTTTCAAACTCACTAACTGTTCCGTCTCTATGATTGAATTTAATCCCCATATTTTTGGCAGTATTAACAATATTTTTTAATTGAATCAACTCGCCTATAGCAAACTTACTTGCATTTACTTTGTTCTTTAGATCTGTAAATCCAACATCTTCTGAAATTTCTCCTATTCTATTCTTCTGATCAAGCCCTAATATATTCACATCGTGAGGAGTTCTTGGCAATTGTTGATAATCTTTAATAACGCCCATTCTTCTAATAGAAAACTCTACAAATTTTCTAGGCAAATTAGTATAACCATATAAATGATCTCCGTCACCATCTCGTTGATGCATTACTCTTAAATCATGTGCATTTAATATAGTATGATTGCCAAAATCTTGATGCAATACTTCTTTAATTCTATTCACACCTACATCCAAAGCTTTTTTAGGAATAGCCACATTTGTAGACAATAAACCCATATTGACTTTTTCAAAAAACTTTTTAATTTCAGGCTTAACATTCTTCATATACCTAGTGCCAGCAGGAATTAATTGCCCATCAGGACCTTTAGTGTCAACCTTAGTTCTAGCCATAATATAACCATGCTTCATCAAAGTATGTAATCCTGAAATATTAATTTCACTTAAATCTGTATCTTTAGCAGTTAACATTGTTTCTAATTCTTGAACATACAAAGTTAAAAGCTTTTTATTTTTATCAGATATAGCTTTAACTTTCTGATTATCTCCAACAAATCCATTATGTTTTTCTTGAACATCATATAAATGATCTACAATTTTAATCTTCTTAGTTCCTACATCATATCTAAATGCAATATCTCTACCATCAAGTTTAGCAACAAAATCTACTTGACTAAAACTCTCAATAGGAATTTGCCCCATACTATGAGCTACTGAAATCTCTCCAAAATTTGTAACTACTCTAAATACATCTTGTGTTTCAATTGCCTTTCCACTAATACCATCAACTGGAATATTTCGTTTTACAGTTCTAAACATAGGAGGAGCATGATCTCCAACATAATCATTAACTATATAACTATCTCTTCCCTTTTCTGTAGTAGGTCGTCTAATTTGATCGAATACTTTACTTTTAAATAATCCTAATACAGATTGTCTTATAACACTATTATGGTGTGACATAGCTCCATTACGTAATAAAACTTCAGCTAATGCATATCCACCATCTGTAAAATCATATCCAGTTTCATCCATTGCCTGTTGAAATAAGGCTAATGCTTGATCGTTATTATGTAATTGTTCAAAATTACTTTTTAGTTTACTTAATTGTTTTACTCTATTTATTAAACCTTTATAAACAGACATTGCTCTAATACCATCTCTGCCAAGAAAATCACTCATACTATGAGAAACCAATACATTTTCTCCAGGCTGTGATCCATATCCAAACCCAATTGATTCAAAGGGTATTGTTAATTTACCTTCTGTATCAGTAGATTTAATAAGACGTAGATTCTCAACAAGATTTAAATTAGAATCTAATCTACGGGGAACAATTTCATTACCATTAACGTTTAAACCATACAAGGTCTTTGCTGTGCTTTCCCCCATAAGAAAAGTTGTTCCAATATTAATCTTACCATCTTTAGTAATGAAAGGATTTTCATGCATATATCCTTTAACTAGCACACCCTCTAATTGAGATCCCAGTATATCACGATTATGGGCAATGTTATTTTTAAATCCATTATTATTCTTCTCTCCAGTAATAGCTCCATTTAACATAGTAAATTCATGATCTAATATAGATATATTTCCATCAATCTGTGAACTATTTAAACTCTCCATAATCAAAGCTTCACGTTTAGATTCTCTAGCAGCAGAAATTTCATCGACAGTATACTTCTTATCTTTATTAGCTATAATCTTATCATAATGTTTAGTTACTACTTTTTTATTACTAGTAGGATAATCAGGTAAATTCTTTATTTCCCCATAAGCCTCATCACTTATGACCTGAATACTAACTCCCTCTCTAGAAAACTTATCAGCAGCATTTCTTATATCTATATCTATACCTGACGTTCTTTTAATTAAATCAAGCCACCCATTTGCTACCCTAGCATAATTTTCATTAACTCCTTGTTTAGATAGCTTTAACAACTTATCCTGAAGTTTCTTATAATTAATTTTACTATCTTGTCTATAATGAGATTGAGAAAACAACTTATCAAATCCTCCAGAGTTAATAGCATCTAAATTCATTAATAACATTTTAGCCTCTAAGGATTCTCTGCCACTTTTTGCTAATAATAATTCTGTACCATACTCAAAATTTCTTCTGCCTTGAGCATCAAGAAACTTTTCAACTTTAACCGCATGCCATTGAGTAAAAAACTCATGAACTCTTTTAATATTATATTCAGTTAAAGGTAATACCAATGGACTTCCAGCATGCAAATCTAAAACTAATTTATTCCTAACATCAGAAATGCCTTTATTACTTTGAGCAATTGCATCTTCTATTTCTTGTCTATTAGTACTTTCTGCAATCTTTTTCTGTAACTTTATATCAACCAAAGGGTTTTTATTAACTAAATTTTGAATATGTTCTTTAGTAAATTGATTTAAAGTCATTTTTTTATCACCAATAATTACAACATCACTTAATGTGCCTACCCCCTCAAGATCTAAAGCCTTTAAAAAACTAGAAGATGACCCACCTAATGTTTTTCTAGTAACAACTGTATTCTCAAATTCAAGAGATTTTTCATTAATAGAATAAACTGTAGCATATTCCCCAATACCTGCAAGTTGTTTTAATAAAACTGGGTATTGAATCTTAAACTCTGCAAGCAACGGACTGCCTACCCCTACTCGCTTTTGAACAAATACTTCTATAGCTCTATCATTAGCAGGACTAGGAAATTCAACAGCTTGAGAAACCAAATCTACAAATTCTGGATCCACCTTATTAGGCTCATCAAGAGAAGTTAATTTAAACTTTTTAATAACTTTCATAGGAGTAACATTTTTATTATGAGCTGCCTTGGCTTTAAGAATATTATCTAGCATCTGTGTAGCCTCAGTATTATCTCTTTCATATTCATTCCAACTTTGAGTTCTAGCAGATATTTCAACTACTCTATTAACAATAGTACTTAATGATTCAAAGCTTTTATTATTAACATATTCCATAATAGCATCTTCTAAACTCATAGTAGCTATTATATCAGGTCTTTTCAAATCTTTTGATATTTCAGAAAGCAATCTATCTTGTGCGGCAATTATTTCTCCTCTATAAGCAGAAGAATTACCTAAACTAGAAAGCCTAGCTAAATTTTCATTCAACCTTTTAGAGGATTTAGTTTCATTTTTAATAATTTCCGTCATAGCATTGCCAATCGTCATGATTGTTTCTGGATTATAACGATTGCTAACAGAACCCAGAGGAGCTTCGCTATAATTTTGAATTAATAAATTTATTTCAGAAGTAACTCGTTGAATTTCATTAGCTATTACACTAGATCCTGATACTTTATTATGAATCTCCTGCAATATTTTCACAGAATTAACTTTAAAATCTTCCAAAGCTGTTCTTATACTAGCTTCTGAAGCAACTTGATTAGGAGCTAAGCCTAAGGCATTATTTCTACCAGATATCCCCTCCATATAAGTATTAAAATCAGCAAATAACTTATTTAATTCCACTCCTAATTTAGTTATATCCTCATCTTTAGTGCTTCTCTCTATTCTTTTAATAGTTTTATCAATAGTAGCTTGTATTTTAGGAGCTAATCCTTTTGACGTTACATCATATACAGATTGTATGCCTTTGGGATCTATTAAGAATAAATCTCCACCTACAACTGGATCAGTTAAATCAGATACAGCATTATGTTTACTAAGAATATCATATATTTTACTATATTTTTGAGTTAAATTATCAATTTCAGCACCATCTAAATCGCCTCTTCGTTCTAATGATTTCTTTAAAGCAGAAGGTGTTAGAATTTTTTTACTCTCTAAATCAAAGAATCCATTATCCCTTGCAGCAGAAGCTACAGCTAAAGCCTCTTCATTAAATCCTATAGATGCTAACTTTCTTCTAACATTATAATCTGCTAAATCATGTTTAAACCCTATAGAATAAGCCTCATCAATAGGAAATACTAACTTTAATCCTTTTTGTGATTCAATTAATACCTCAGCTTCTTCAATTGTAATAGTATGTTTAATACCTTCTTGCTCAATTCTTGCATTGCCACCAACCTTCATCCAATCATGTATTTCATTCACTCCACGCTGCAAGTGATCAATACGCTCATTTTGTTCTGCTTTTTCAGTATCGCTTAATTTAGACTCTTTTTTATCAGATACTACTTTAGGTGGCTTTTTAAGAAACTTGCCTATATCGGCATGATTTGGGCCAATATCAACCATATCTACATTAACTTTAAAGAAATAATCAGTCATTTGAAGAAAATTTTGCTCAGATTCTTGAAATTTCGGATCATCTGTTACTTTACCATTAGCTAATCTAAAAGCTCTTTCTCTAACTTGAGCCATTCTACCTTGTAAAACAGATGTTAAATACGGATTATCTGTAGTTTCAAGGAATGGGAATCGCATAGAATTGTTATTACCATGAGCATTTCTAACTACATGCCCCATATAACGTTCAACCATACTCTCAAGTATTTGACCTATATCTTTGCCTGGTTCACCTTCCAATACAACTTTTCGATCTGCTCCCTCACCTTCAACAAGTACCTTTCTCGCAAATTGACTATTAGCTTTAGGGTTGGCAATCTTATAAGCTGATAACATATCTAACAAACCTTTTACTTTATTAATTGAATGTTCATATTTACCTCCGATAGAAAAGTCAACCATTTCATCCATAATAATAGGATAGTAATCTACTTGTCCAGTAAATTCTCCTGTAGTTTTATCCTTTTTAACTACAATAGGCAATCCAGTTTCTCTGGCTAGTTCATCTAAAAATGAATAATAAAAATTAGCATTATTCATACCTACATCTATTTGAGTAACAGATAAAATATCTGGTAAAGAATATTCCTTAATAGAAGTACCATCTGCAAATTTTATCTCATTAAATCTTTCATATAATTCATCAATTCTTTCTTTGGATAATCTTTTTGGATCAACAGGAGTAAACTTCAATGGATCTGCAACTTCTGTAAGTTTCATAGCATTAGCAAGTTTTAATATTTCAGAAACTTTTTCAAATTTAAGTTGGTCTACTTTGCCATCAGCATAATCTGTAGATATTTGAGTATTTTTATTAGGCTCACCCCATGCAGCGTTATATAGTTGGCTACCAACTCTTGTGCCTCTAACAGTAACACCAAAAAGTTCCCCTATTTGCCTATTTTGATCATAAGCTTTAACCATTTCACTCAGCCTACCATGTTCCATATTTAAATAGTTATAAGTTTCTTGATATTTAGTAAACTTTCTAGACCATTGACTAACTTCATGCCTTCCCCATAAACCTCTGCCTTTTGTCATCATAGCTCCAATAGCCATATGCTGGAACAACTCAGGTCCTGGAGTATATTTATAATATCCTTTTGTAAACATATCACTATTCATAACAAGTGATCCTAATGTCATTCTAGCTATTTGACCTACATTTAACATCTCACGCAAATAACCAGCGCCCCATTCTCTAAATGATTTATCTGCAACAGCTCTATACTTGTCTAATAATTGTGAAACATGACTTGCAGGCATTTTTTTAGGATCTCCTAATGTAGTTAATATCTTTTCAGGAGTATAAGTAACAGATTTACCTGCAGCATTTTTTACTTTAAAGTTCATACCTTTAAATAAAGAAACATTCTGGACATTCATATCAGAGCCTCTAGTTAACATACCTAACAAGCCTCTAGCACTCTGCTCTCCTTTTTTAGTAGATACCATATCCTGATAATTAGTTTTTCTATATTCTTTACGAAAACTATTTAGACCACGTTTGGTTCTAAATAACTCTGCACCCTGTTTTAAAGTATACTTACCACCTCCAGGAATAGCTCTAATACCTGGGAATATACCTGCTAATACAAGAGAATGTTTAACATTTTTTCCTAAATCTGTTAAACCTATCTGATCATCATGAACCATATTTCCCACTCCAGCAGAAATCAAATTATGTGATGCAAATAAATAGAAGTCTTGTGCAGCCATCCCTAAATACTTAGCTGGATTACCCATCATTCTAGGGAATCTTGTGCCTATTGCACTTTCAACCCAATCTTCAATAGTATTTATATGCCTCCCAGGTTTTCTTAATTCTACAGCAACTTTCTCTGCAATTTCATTTGCAATTCTATCATCCACTGTTTTACCTGAAGTTTTAAAAGAAGATTTTAAACCTGCTGCTAAGTTTCTTTGTAATAAATCATTAGCTTTAATTAACTCATCGTCACTTATACCATGCCTAGCTATATATTGACGAGTAGCTTTATCTTTAAGAAGTTGTTTATCGAGTTGTGATTTTAAATACTTTTCTCCAAGCCCCTTGCTAGACATATCTTTAGCAACTTTAGAAGAAGCTGCTTTAGAAATAGCTCTCCCTCCCTTAGATAAACCTGATATACCATATCTACTAGCTTTGCCAGCTAGTCCAAATGGACCCCAAGGTGCAACTAAAGAACCTACATTACCAAGACCAGCACCCATTCTATATGCCATAGTTTGATTTTCTTCTTCTGGTCCAAATCTAAGTAAACCAAAAGTCATTCCTGAAACAGCTCCAGTTATACCACCATATAAGAAATCTGCTAAAGAACCTGTTTCGCTAGCTCTTCCTATCGCAATATCATTTGAAAAATCAGCTTGTGAAAAAGACGATAGGTAATCTGGAGTACCAGATCCACCTATATTAAAGCCCCCTAAATTAGAATCATCAAATAAATTAAATTCATTAAATTCTCCGTACTCTAAAGCCATGCTTATTTATCCTTATACTCAGAAATATAACTTCTCCTTAGTAACTTTATTTGTTGCATTATAGCCCCTTTAATTGACTTCTTTGTTTCTTTAAATAAGAAGATAATCTATTAAGTTCATCAATAGCTTCTCTACTATTTTCTATATGCGCATTATAAGCATTAAGACTTGTTTTAAATAAATTGTAATTGTCTCCTGTAGCATACTTAGAATCAAGTAAATAGTTTTCAAACTTACTATTTAAACGCCTCATTAATTCATCACTAGGAATAATTCTTTTATCATCAATTTGTTCCACGCCTACAGACCAATCATTTAATCCAAATACCCCAGTCTTATAAGTATCTCTCCAATCAGCAGCTGTAGGTACCATAAGCCTCTCAAACCAATTTTTATTTTCAGCTACTCTTTCATTAGTAGCTTTACTATGCCCAGCATCTCCACCAAATCTTACAGTACCTGTTGAGTAAAGTTCTAAATAACGAGTTAACTCACTATTAACATGATAGCGATCAGGATCTTCTTCTAATAACCTATTCAAATCATCTAACCGTGTATTAGCATTCGTAATATCATTCGATATTGTATTCTTTGTATAGTCAGAATATGAACTTAAAAAATTAATTCTTTTATTTAAATTATCCTCTTGAGAAAGAGTTTCGTCATATAAAAATGGAATTTCACCTTTTGTTATATAATATTTGTGTATATCTTCAAAATCAGCATTCCATCCTGGCATTAAATTAGTTGATAGTTTATTCATTAATGTAGTATAAGCTTGCTCATTAGGACTAGAACCTTTAGCATCCCATTTTTCTAATAACGGCAATGCTTTATTTAATACCTTATGTATATGAATAGCAACATCACGGGTATCACTATCATCATACATAGTATACAAGGATGCCATATCAAGATCGATAGATTCACCCACACTATATTTTCCTCCTGCAGCAAAATCTTCTGGCATCCAATCACTTGGCAATGAGCTCTCAGAATCTAAGCCCAAAAATTCATCCAAAAAAGTACGGTCTGATGGTATAATCCCTGCATTTTGAAGTTCATGAAACTCATGCAATTTATTAGCTATAGGAATACCTTCATCAATATCTATGAAACCCATTAGTCAAACACCTCGTCTATTTCTGCTTCCCATGATCCTTCTTCAACCTCTTCTTTAATACTAGGAAAATTTCCACTTCCTATACCTATAGCATCTCTCCACATAGTATTCCAATATGATTCATCTGTCACATATTTACGCAAATCTTGAATATCTTGAGAAAATAAAGTTGGAAATCCTTCTTTTAACAAAGAAACAATTTCTTTATTATGTTGTTCTGCATACTCTAATCTTTGTAAAAATTCTGAACCACTAATAACACCTGTTCCTGATACATATGAGATTACTTCATGTAAAGCATTTATATTCTCTGACTTTTTCTCTTCACTTAAATTAGGATAATTCTTATTCATATATAATCTAAATTTATTTTCAAACGCTGGATTTAAAACTACCCTAGCTTGATCTCCTTCACCTTCTATAACAGATATATTATTTTTAATAGCTTTTAATTTATCTGCAACCTTTCCTTTTGATTCAGCATATAATATTTTATAGCTATCAGCATGTTCAGATGTTCCAATTTTAGCTTCATATAACAACTGTTTATTTAAATCTTCTAATTCATCCAATCCAGTCATCTTTGCTTTAACCTTCTCATAAGTACCCAATTTAGATTTATCTATACCAGCTAAAGTATTTAAATAAGCAAGATCAGCTTCATCAATTTTAGCATCTCTAGTTAAATCATAAATATTTAATTGATCAGCATCTATCCTACGACCTGCTTTCATATCTGCTGAAAGTTGCAATAACTTAGAAGAAGAAACTCCTTCAGGAACTGTAAGATCTAAATCCATTACATCTGAAGGTCCAAATATTGATTCTTGTGGGCCTTTAATTACAGCCAAACTTGTTAAAACATCTTCAGCTGTATTAATAAACTGCATCTGTTTATTTAAATCTATCATATCCTTTTCCATACCTACAATATCTTGATTTAAATTTTGTAACTCAGCTTGAATTTCATCTGCAGCAGAAGAATTAAATGCAGCAACAATATTAAATGGAGTACCTTCTTCGGATACTTCTTTCTCTGGTAATGTAGAAAAAGCAAAACGAGCATCTTCTGTGGAGGTTCTTAAATCCTGTAATCTTATATTAGTACGTTGCTTTTCTAAAACCTTATTATCATATAACTTACGTAAACTATCTAATTCTCTTATTTCCTTCTCATGTGCCCTATCTGCTTCCTTCTCAAGTTGAGTAATCGTCAATTCTTGCTGTAATCTTTCCTCGGCAGCAACATTTTTTTGCTGTTGTAAAGCAGCATTTAATATAAACTGCGTATGCATCTGGTCTAATTCTTCCCATATACTCTTACTTGCCATTATTTAACTCCATATTTTTTAGGGTTGATCTGGATATGTCAAATCTTCGATTCCTTGTAAATAAGTATCCAACATTCCACCTTCTCCAAATCTTTTTGCATAGATATCTTCAGCCGCTCCTATATCAGTAGTACGATACCCCATCATTTGTGAACCTATATCACCCCATTTGCCTGAACGTGCTAATTGTAAAGCTTGAGAACCTTCTTGATATTCTGATTCAATATCTCCTAATTTAGTTTCATAACCCCCAGCTGCTTCTAATCCAGAAGCTCCAAACTTTGTTCTCTCACCTGTTAAAGTATGTCCATAAGCTTCACCTAAAGTAGCTACATCAGCTTTTGATTGCTCATATCCTCCACCTAAAGTTTCAATAGTACCACGTCTGCCTGCAATATCACTAGCCCATTGAGCTTCTTGAGTTCCTGATGTATCTTCTCCAAAAGGTCCTATAGACCAATCTACCTGCTCATCAAAATAATCTTGTGTTTTAAAAGCACTTCTAGTTGCTTCATCACCAGTCCATAATTGATCATATACAGCTTGATATGCTGCATTATCATATAATCGACTTTTCATATTATTATCATCACCTTCTTCCCATTGATCAGCACCTGCCCACATACCTTCAGTAGCTATGCCAGGAGACACAGCCTGCAAATATTCTTCTGCCCATTCCATAAACCTTTCAGTATATTTTGAATGCAGTTTTGTACCTATACTAGTATCTGATTTCATATACTGCTGAGCAATAGATACTCTATCAGGAAATGTAATTTCATATTCATGCTCTAAATCAGTAATAAAATCACCTAAACTAGTAGGAATGCCACCTTCTTTGTCCCATGTTTGAAATATTCCTTCATCACCAATATTATAAACATCCTGTAAATCTTTTAAAAATGCGTCATTATACAATAACTGATCCATTCCAGGAGCGTCTGCTCCAATAGGATATAATTCTGCATATTTTGCATATTGTCCTTCATATGCCCCTGCAGCTTCTTGTAATGTTGAACCAGTATCAGCATACTCAAATTCTTCTCCAGTAAAATATTTTGAATAATCAATTGCCATAGTATTTCCTATTTATTTGTAAGTTTTTTTAAGTATTTATCTAGAGCAGAAGTTCCAGTCTTTGCCCCAATAAGATTGCCCCAATAATCAGTTAAAGATCCAGTTTCATATTGTTTGCCCAAAATAGCCGCTTTTTTAGCAGGAGTTAAAGTCCCTGCAGCTTGCAGTTTTGCGATTTTTTCAGCAGCTAATACTTCAGATCCCGCAGCTAATGCTTCTACACCAGCTCCCGTACTCCAAGGCATTTTTCCTTGAGCTTTTAATGCTTTAAGATATTTAGATCCACCTGATAACATAAAAGTAGAAGCTGCGCTAGTTAATCCAGATTTAACAGCAGAAGTTTTTAAGTCTTCAGCTTGTCCACCTATATCAGCAGCTATATTTCTAATATCAGCTCTGCCCATACCTCTTCTTGCACCTGCTCTTTTTGTAAGTTTATCTAATGCTTTTGCTTCTTTTCTACCACCAAAATATTTACCTGCTCCAGTTCCAGCACCCATGGCTAATGCAAACAAAAGAGGATTTATAGCTGATGCCCCCCCTAATAATACCGCTCCTAAATTAACACCTAATTGACCAAGCAAAGATCCCTTAGATCCCGCTTCAGCAATTGCTCCTATTCTACCTTCCCAATCTTGAGCTGCTTTACGAGTTTGAATCTCGCCTCTCTTTTTTGCATGTCTTATATGTCTCTTTAAGCTCATTTTAACTCCTTTTAGCCAACTTAATATAGTTTATATT